GCGTCGATACGCGCTCGCCGGTGTAACCCTTTGACCGATAGACAATACCGTTGCCGCGCGCGTCTTTACCGAGCCAGAACAGAGCGTTATCCAGCTTGGCGACCGAATACGCCGCCTGACAACCGATTTCGTTGAACGCACCTTGGATGCGGGCCAACGGAAAATCGGGGAGCCCGGCGTTATACCAAACTTCAACAGAATTAGTGCCAAACAGCCAAACCTCGCGGTGATCGACAATCAGCGTAACAAGATTGTCCGGCGAACCTTCGGCGCTGGCGAAGTCCAGCGGATCAACGGACGTGCCGTCGTAGAGCGAAGTCACCCAGAACTTTTGGCTGTTTGGTTGGTTGTAGACAAAATAGCCGTCGATAAACCCTACGCCCACCGCGCCAAAGAAATCCGGGTCTGTAATCTGCGCAAACACGTCCGTATTGGCGTTGTAAATATAACCGTTTGCGCCATCTGCGATAAAAAGCTGGATGCCGTTATCTACCATGTTAACGGGCGAAGTGCCTGTAACAATACCCTTTTCAACATAGGTCCAGTCAGAGGCTATCTTGTAAAATTTGTTTCCAGAGACAGCGTAGGCATAATCTCCGAACGTCCACAGCCCCCGCACCGGGCCGGTAGGCAAACGCACAAGCTGGCGAAGCCCTGGGGCGCGCTGAAGAAACGCTGGCTGTTTGCCGCCATCAGGCACAATCTCAGGGTAAAGATTTACAAGCCTGTTATCCGCAGCATTAACGCTGCGAGCGACATAGCTAGAGCCAAGGATGGGCGTCTGCATCAGTAGTTGCCCGCGTAAATGTTATACCGCTGACGAGTGCCTACAATGCTGTAAGGCAGCGCCATGATGTCGTCGGGGTTGTTGATACGCTTCAGATTGCGTTTGCTATACATAGCGATGCGCTGCACCTGCGCGGACGGTTCGACACCAAACTCAGGGGCAAGTTCGCAGGCCAAGTTGTAGCGGAAAGCGCGCAGATAGCCGGGCGGGAACGCCAACGTCGTGCCGAGCGTCGCCGGATTGGTCAGTTCTTCCACCGAAACGAAGTGCCATTCCAACAGCCGCAGCGGCTTTGGATAGACATACATTTCGATGTCAGGATAGGTCATATTGATCCAGATGACCTGCGGATAGGTGCTGGTCACAGTCTTAACGGCGATGCCATCATACTGCTGCTGGTTGATGATCTTGATGCCGTAAGACACATTGGTCTGCGGGTCGCGGAAATAGGTGGCGTCGTCAAGCAGGATAGGACGGTTGCCAACGAAATCGCCCGAAGGCCCAAGCGTCCGGCTAAGCTCGCCGGCGGGCCAATTGAACACCTGATCCTGCGTCGAGAACACGGCCAAACGCTCAGTGTTCCAGCTATCAATCATCTGATTAAGGGCAAACAAAGCATCCTGTGACGTTTCGGCCGAAGGCGTTTCACCTTCCGCCAGCACACCGAGAAGCCGAAGCGCGCCGTTGATCTGACCATTTGCCGTTGAAGTGATAGTGTTGGACGTGCCCGGCACGACAATAGGGACGTTGAGCGCCGCGTTGAACAACGCGATCATCTGCCCGTCAGTCCAGCCCTGCGAAGACTGGGTAAGAACGGCGATGGGATCGCCCAAACTGATATATTCAGCCGCCCAGAACTCGATCCAGTCGTCCGTGTTCGCATCCGCAGGCACGGCTTGAAACAGCAAATTCATGTCGCCCAACTGCGCAAGGGCGGTAAAGTATTGCTGTCGAGTTACGGTTGTCATGGTGATACCTGCCTTGATTCGACACGTTCGCCCGAACGGTTAACAATTGGTACGCCGTTACGGGCTCTAATATCCTGTGCCGGTATAACTGTCTGATACACAGCTAGGTCAAATAAGAACTGCATCTCCGCTGAAGTATATCCTAACGCCAACTGAGTCTGCACATATAATGGATCGCCTTGCGCTACGTATTTAGCAGAATAAAATTCCGTCCAATCTGGATAGTTAGCATCCGCAGAGATACCTTGATAAACGGTATTCATACCGTTTAGTTCAGCAATCGCGGCCATAAATCGACTTCTAGTGACCGTAGCCGTCATCAGCGAGCAGTCCAGTTCGATCCATCACAAAACCCAATTACTTTGTTAGCGCCGCCGCCTGCCGTAATGTTACCGGATGTAACATTACTATCCGTAACGAAAACCATTGAGCCCGCGATTCCCGCAACGCAACTTGGAAGTCCAGAGACTACATAAGACGCGAGTTTTAGCGTGTTGCTAAGACTCACCGAGCTACCAAAGGAATATGCAAAAGGTTTTGCATGTAAATGGTCAAGACTCGTAGCTCCATAAACGTCTACGTCAACTTCATCGTTAGAGCTTGGCGATCCTATGTAACCTGGGCCGGTAGACTGACTTCCTATGACACGCACCACATTCAGTCCAAGGCTGCCCGTAAAATCAATAGAGCCTAAGTCCGAAGATGATACTTGAACATCTATCTCATTACCGGCTCCGGCAAGAACGATGCCCTTCCGAGGAGGGTTTCCTGGAACCGTAGCGGAGCCTTGAATGGTTCCTTTAACTATGTTGTTATTTGAGGCAACTGTAACAATGGCGGTGTTTGGCCCAAACGTGGAATAATACCAGTTCGAGCTATCAAACGAGTTTTTGCCCGACCCAGCAAGATATACGGCGGGCCCATAAGATCCTTCAAAATGAGATATAGTAAAATTACTCGCGCCGGTGGCAACATACATGGCGTAGGCTGGGCGGTTAACCGCGCCGCCGCGCTGCCAGATATGAAGTGCTTCAAATCGTCCATTACCTGTATTGCCTATATATAACCCATAAGACGCATTGTTTGTGGTCAGGCTAGTGTCCACAATAATAACGCCGTTCACGGTTATGTCGTTTGGACCTTCAAATTGCCAGCCATGCGTGCCGGTCGTATCAATAACAACATTTGATACATAGCCACTAGAAGCCATAGCCCCAAACGGCCCATATTCTGACCGTATGCCGGCGTTAGTGCAGTTTTTAATATATACGTTTTCAAACGTAAAAAAATAACCATACATGGCTAAGCAATCACCATTGGTATTGTTATTTCTGTTGCCGTCAAGCGTTAGGTCAGTCAGGCCAAAGAAACTGACACCAGAAAGGCTCCCCGTCCCAAACAACGCATAGGCGTCCAAGGTCGCCATGAGGGTTGAATTAGCGCCGTTATTGAGCCGTATAGTAGTGGCCTCAATACCCTGACCGTGCACATAAACATTGTTACGGAGGATAACCGAAGTCGTAGCGATTACGCCGGCAGGGAGTTTAAGAATACCGCCGCCAGACGCCGATATGTCCTGAATGGCTCTGTTAATAGCGGTAGCATTATCGGCATTTGCTGTTGATACGCCCCAGCTCACGGCGTCAAATGTTTGTTTGTTGATAGAGTCAAGCGTAACCGATACGGCATTTGCGCCCGTTTGAGTAAAAGTAATATTACTGGATGGAACATTCCAGACGCCAGCAACAACGGTCCCCAGCCCGGTAATCCCAGACGAAAAAGTCTGCGCGAGACTCCAAGTATTAGACGTGCTTAGCAACGGAACTGTGGCCCCACTAGTCCCGATGTTCTGAGCCGCAGCGGTGCCAAGCCCAGAGATATTAGCTGTAGGGATAGCCCATACGCCCGCGCTACTTACGGTGCCTAGATTAGACCACGTACCGTTAACATTCGCGCCGAATTGATAGGGCGTTGTGGCCTTGTTCATTCCCCATTGCATCTGCGTGTAGGTCTGCGCCGCGGCGACCTCTACGTTGAACAGGAGGCTCAACAGGATCAAAACGCTCCCAACCATTCTGTTCGTCATAATCAGCCTCAAGGTCCATAGTCGCAACTTTAACCCCATGCTTGGGGTGGCGCAGATAGATTACAGCCATTTTCCACCTATGGTAAGGGCCAGGCGGCCCGTAGGCCGCCCGTAGGATTGAATTAAGACGCCAGAAGCGGAACGGAATACCAAGTCGTTGAATCATACGCAACCAAGAGCGACGACGTAAACGCCGCCAGCACGTAGTTAGAATCCGCCGCAATAGCGTTCACAGCATCGCCAGAAGCCGGCCAAACTTTCAGAACAGCGTTAGCGTTGTTCTTCAAAATAACCGTGCGGCCGGCGACAGCAGCCGGAAGAACGACGCCCTTAGTGCCGTCAGCCGCCGAAACGAGCGTGAACCCGTCCGAAACCGCCGCCGCATTGGCCTGCGTGCTGCCAGCAGCGGCGACAGTGGCAGACTTCAAATAAAGTCCACCAGTCGTAGTGACATCAGCCGCCGAAACAGAAGTAGCGCCGGAAATAGTGCCTCCACTGATCGTCGCACCCGTGATGGTCGTGCCAGCAACGAGCTCGGGATCAGAGAAGGCAACGCCGACAGGTTTAGTGTTAGGCATTGCCTTCTCCTATTGTTACGCGATGCGGTAAAGAGTCCAGGTCGTCGCAGTCGTCTTGCGAGCGCGGAACATCTGCGCGGTGCCCGCCGTAGCAATCACCGTCATCAGACCAACCAGCGTCCAGCCGGTGTTAGTCGTCAGCGTGATAACGCCCGAGCCCGAACCGTCGACATTGACAACCGAAAAGTCGAAGCTTTCGCCAACATTCACCGCAGACGGGATGCCAGCTTCAAGAACAGCGACCGTCGGAAGCTGATAAGACGCCGCCGAGCTGCCCGGCGAGCCAAGCAGAAGGCCATTAGTGACCTGAGCCGCCGTCAAAGTAGCCCCAACAGTAGCCGTAGCCGGGGTCGCCGTAACGAACAGGATCGGTTCGCCAAGATTACCCGCGCCAATCTGGTAGCCGCCGGTGCCCTGCGAAAGCGGCGGCGTCGGGCCGAACGATTCAAGCGGATAAGACGCGCCCTGAGTAGTGATAGCCATGATTTATTGCTCCTTTGTCTGAGATGAAGATGGGGCCGAAGCCCCATCTCGTTAGCCCCAAAGACGAACCGCCATCTGCGGACGAATGACGCTGTAACCATACAGAACGTCAATACGGCAGGGCAGACGGTCGTTGTTGATGTCATACTGACGAACAACGCGGAGCGAGATGCCGTTGTGAACCTGGCGCGAAGCCATGTCGACGCCCTGCGGCATGAGCAAGTCAGCCGTGGCGAACG